ATTATATATATAAGGAATACATACATACACATATATTATATAAAAGTAGGCACTATGTTTTTTCAAAATTGTTACGGAGCAAAAATATAGCTGAAAGCGCAGTAATACCCCCATTGAGCCGTAACAATGAAATTTTTTTAATCCTGTTACGGGCAAAAAATAAGCATACATTTTACTTTTTAATCCATAAATATTAGTGGCTGATGTTTTTCTCCTTTTGTTTATAAGATAAAAAGATGCAGCAAAGATTTAATTTAATGCTGCATCTTTTTATATAGTTACCTAGTCTAAGGGATATACATTTATGATACTTCTTTAAAATATATTTGTAAAGATTACATAATAAAAGAACTAGGCAAGCCAACAAACCCAGTTCTTTTATGTGGATATATGAAAAAATTCTTGGATTAATTTAATAATACTACCATATAAAGTATAAGTAAACACTTGATAAGTATATTTTATATTTATACACAAAAATAAAGGGCAATGCAAAGAGTTTTACCTCTCTACACTGCCCTTAAGTTATTTTCTAATTTTTACAAGTCCCTTTTATAATCTCCATACATAAACATATTGTACTCTTCCACTCTTCTATTGTATAAGCCTTGTAATCTTTTACCACCTGCATTACTCCAAGCTGTAAAATTATCTTTTAAACTAGAATCTCTTACACCTACACATATTCGCTTATATAAAGTAGAATCTAATAGTCCTGATACTCCACAATTATAAGCAAAACTGCATAAACTATCAAATTCATTTTGTTTAAGTTTAATATTTTTAGAATCTAAGTCTGCTTTTATTTGTTTGGCCATACTTTCTATTTCTTCTTTTAGCCAAGTAGTAGCCTGCTCTTTAGTACAAGTACCTAAATTAACATATTGCTGTTTAGTTGTTCCATAACCTATTGTCCATACTCCTGCTGGACATATATATTTATTAGGAAAAAATCCTTCATAAGATTTAACAAAATCCACCAATAGATCTGATATTAAATTGTCAATCCATGCTCCACTAGAATCAAACTTATAAGTTTTACCATCTATATCATAACTTCCATTACAATACATTTCTCCCTTATATCCATTGCTTACAGTATTTAAATAGTACCAATTGCCATCTAATAACCATCCAGTTTTCATAGAACCATCTGGATTTAAATAATACCATCTACCATCTTTATCTTTTATCCAACCTGTAGCCATAACTCCATTATCTTTTAGATAGTACCAATTTCCATTGCTTTTATCCTGGTACCAACCTTTTAATATGTTTCCTGAATCATCTTCTATGCACCATTTCCATTGACTTGCCATAATAAATTCCTCCTTAAATTAAAATAAGGCAGCCATAAGACCACCTTGTATTACTCTTCTTTACTATCTTCAATACCAGGTGTAGATGTATCTACAACTATACCTAATAGCACAAATATTGTTAAAATAGTATTTAATATATCCGCCCAATTACTAGGAAAAATATTAAATCCTAATTGTTGTGTTAGCAGCACCACTGCACTCACTATTGCCACCCAAAAAGTTTTACTTGTTAACCTGGCTTTCCAATTAATATTCATGTTTACATTCCTTCTTTCACATCTAATTTGATTTTTATTTCTTTTACATCTGTTTCAATACTTTCAACCACATCAAATTTCTCAGCTAACTCAGAAATAACTTCTTGATTTTTTCCTATTATACTTTGAAGTTTTTCTTCTCTTGTTTTACTTTCTTTTCTAGTATCTATAAGCAGCCACACAAATAACACAGCCCATGCTCCTTGGCTTACTATAGTTTTTAATAATTCATTTTCCATACAACACCAACTTTATATCAATTTAAAGGCAGAAAAAAAGAACCTTGTTGGTTCTAATATGCTGCCTTAATTATTTATTTTTTCTACTGACTTTATTCCTATGATGCAGTAATAAGAGTTGTAAATTCTGCGTATTGATCTGTAGATATCTTATCTCCAGCAAGGAAAATATCCATAGTATCTTGAATTGTTGTAAAACTTTGTTCTGCCTTTTCCTTCTTAAGCTCTGCATTAATTCTATTCTTTAGTATGTTTCCTAAAAGTTCTTGCATCTTTGTCATTTTTACATTCCTCCATTTTCATCTAATATTTTATTTGATTCTGTTTCCAAAATAGTATCTTCTACCTTAGAAATAGTTGTATCATCTGTATTATCTAAGTATTCTTTAATATCTGCCACTCTAGTATTTTTATCTTCTGTAATAACTGAATTTGTTACTGGATCTACGCCAACTATATTTTTATTTTCTTCTATATCTGAAACTAAGCATTTATAAGTATCTTCTACACTAGCTCCAACCATAGAAAACACTATTTCTCCATTATTTTTATATAAAATAATTGTCTTCATAATAATCTTCCTTTCTTCCTATTCATATGCATACCAAGTTACCCCATCAATAATTCCACTGGCACCAGTGTTGTATAGTGAAAAAGAATTACTTCCTATTGTAATGTTAGCTGATTTATTTCCATTCCTTATTGCAAACAATCCACTTACTGCTGAATCAGGTGTTTTAATTAAATATGCCCATGAACCAGAATAGCCAACAATAGTAGATGGAGTAAATTCTAAATTTGCCATAACAGTTTCGTACTGAGAAAACTTTCCAAATGTTCCACTCGCAAATCTTTTTCCCCCTAAACTTTGTATACTTGCATTCCCCCATACTTGAGAACCATTGATCCAAGCATAGTAGCCTGATAAAATTTTACTTGCATCTGCATTACTTGGAGTTTGGCTAGCCAAGCTATTAGCTGTAATTGTTACACCACTTGTATATCCTGCTGGTAATGTCTTAGATTGACCACAATTTAAACTAGCATTTATAGCACCATTGTTAGGGATATTTTGCGTTATTTTTCCTCCTGAATAATATCCTGGTGGTAAATTAAAAGTTTCATTTAATGCCAGAACTTTATTAAGTGCACCATTGTTTGGCATAGCTCCAACAAGTCCAGTATCATTATCGTTGCTAAATTTTTTGCCAGCTAAAACTTCCGAAGCAACGACATCTCCTTCGGCGCTAGCTTGCAGAAAAAAACAGTCTGACACACTGTTGTACCAAACTGTATATGCTTTACCAGAAATAATGTTAGGCGATGTAGTTGTATTTGGCTTATATAAATTCTTACCATTTATAGTTGTAGCAGCTCTATTATTATTCGCACTTGCTATAAATGTCTTGTTATAACCTTGCTTTAATGGCTGCATACTTAACGTTATAGCTGTTCCTGTTCCTCCTGCTGTTTCGTACATCAAATCATTCAAGGACGTATTAATTTTATTTAAATTTGTATCAATACTTTTATTAAGTTCTTTTTGCGTAGCTCCAGATATGACTAAAAAAGTAGTATTTGTATTAGAAATTCCATAGTCATAAGTTAAATTAGATAGAATAATTGATATATTTGCTGCATTACCTATAGCAGCATTAATCTGATAATTCCAACTAAATGGGCCACGGCTTGCAGGCGCATAATAATCTCCATACTTTCCAGCTGTACCATATGCATAAAGTATTTCTCCTTCATCTGGATCTTGTGCATATAAACCTATTTCACATATATATACCGCTTCTGTCATATCTCTATTATCTATGGTTCCAGATATTAAAGCTGTCTTTGCTTCACTATTTGGCGTCATTGATTGTATTCCAACTGTATATTTAGGTTCTATTAAATCTAATAATGTGGCTGGATTTCTTGCATCTATATCCCCAGAACCAACCATCATTTTAGTAAATTTTAATTCTATCCCAGCTTGAACTTTTGCATATAAAGCCTGGCCTTTGTTTGTTATAGACATGTTATTAAAAATAGCCATCTATTTACCTCCTTCGCAATTTATTGTGCTTATATTAATCCCTTGAACTGTAATCCTTGAATATAAGTTCATCTCAATTCTTTCTATTGGATCAAATGTCATATCTATAGTTGAAATTTGTTGGCTATAAACAAACATTCCTGAATAAAGTTTAAAGTCTACTGGTGTTTTACCAATATAATTTACTCTTACACCTTCTGGCTTAGGCACTATATATCCCTGTTGAATTAAGTCTTGTCTTATTTGATTTACGTACCCAGTCACATAAGCTGTAAAACTCATATCTTGATTATCTTGAATTTCTAATCCTATATCTTTAAAAGTGTTGTCCCATATTTTATAAATAGATTCAACTTTTCCATCCCACATATTCATAGCTACTTTAGCCTTTAGAACCAATCTATATGTTTCATCATCTAAAATAGGATTATTACCATTTAGTGGTTGGAATGTTAAGGCTCTTTTCCTTCCTATTGTTTGCCCTAACATATCTAATTGAGTACCTATTGCATTATCTAAATCAAAGTCAGAATCTATATTTTTAGTCATTGAATACAGATGATCTATAACTGCTAATCCACTACTTAACCATGCTATAAATTTAGGCTTATCTCTATGTTGACTAGTAACATTGTTTAAATATTTATCTATTGCCATAAAATCACCCCTAAGCCACATTTACAGTAATGTAATTTATATTACCCCTACAAACTTCTTTAAATAACATTCCTATATCTATTGTTAATTGTTCTTCTTCATGTCTTGCTGCAGTAATTGAGGTAATTGAAAAACTAGGATTTGTTAGGCTTTCCATAGATTGAAGAGCTATTCCCCATAATGCTGATACAGTTAAACTTGAGCCAATTTCCAAAGAATTTAAATATGATTGTAAATTTTCTTTAATTTTATCTGTGGTTGCTGTTGTATAGCTATTTAGTGCTTTTACATTAACAGTTACATCTATGTCTATATACTCTGGTCTAAAAAATTTAATAAGAGTAATTTGACCTTTGCTATCAACAATATTTTTCTCTATAGTTCCATTTGTAAGGCAGCCAATTCCTTTATGCTTCCATATAGCTTTTGCTATTTCTTCATCATTTCCACCCTCAACTATAGCTGTAATTGAATGTGGTGGAAGTCCTTTTTCATCAACTTCATTAGTATCATTTTCATGTACTTTACTACGTGTTACACCTTTTACTTCCGCTACTGCTCCAGTAGTACCTTCTAGCATTGTATTGCTTGCATTAGCTGTACTTTGTGATTGTCTTTGTCTTAACTTGCTATCTCCTTCAATTTCGCTTCCTAAAGTCGAATTTTCTTTGTTATATACTCCATTCCAACCATAAGTAGGATTAAATATTCCAGTTATATCTCCTGGATTAGCAACAATAGGTCCTGCAATACTACAAATAGATTCAACATCTATCTGTCCACTTTCTGGAATGGTTATTGTTAATGGTAAGTTCCATTTAATATTACCTTTATCTACTGCAATACCATTCTTTATTGTTGTTCCTTTAACTCCACTTATTGTTAAAATACATTTACTATAACTAGCAGCCTTTCTTTTTATTCCATTAATCTTTACTATAGAATCCAATCCAGCCCCTATAGCAGTGTTTGGAGCTCTATTGTTATATACTTGCTGGGCTATTTGAAAAGCATCGAAAATCTTTTCTGAAATAGTACAAATATATTGATAGTCCTGGCTATCTTCTCCTAAATAAATATCCTGTCCAAAGATACGTTTTGCATCTTCTATTTGTTTATCTCTTATATCTACATAAGTAGGCATATGAAGACCTGTTTCATCTATATATGGAGCAAAATATGTCAATGCGGTTCCTCCTTCCTATAAAGTATTACTAATACTAACAGTCCCATACTTTGTATTAACTGTGCATGAAAAAGAATAACTCCTATTAGAATAGTTGCTTTTAAAACTTTCTATGGAAGTTACATCTTGCGTATCTAAAATACGCTCTTTTATTAAATTATCAGCTATTAATATATTTTCATTTGTTCCACTTTGACCTAATATTTGCTGGAATAAGGGAAGTCCTTCATCTGTATTTTCCCACCATTCCCCTTTTAGTAATTTAAGCCTAGTCTTAATTGCCTGCGCTACTGCATAAGTACCATAAGTAAAGTTTTGTTGACCTTTCCCAAATTGATAATCATCATTACTATCTAAAATTCTATACCTCAAATTAATCACCATCCTTAGGTGTTATATCAATACCATTAATTTTTATATTCTTAGCAATTAAATTAATCTCATTTTCTTTTAATTCAATTAATGATGTTCCATTTTCATTTCTTAGCTGACATGAATCCATAGAATAATTTTCTATTGTCCTAGGTTGTGACCATGTTCCAAGTATTGCAAAACCATCTGATAAATCATGCCTCCTTAATTCCGCTTGATTTTGAATTCCTCCACTTTGCCACCATGAATCTATACACATGTCAGCAAATATTACTAAACATTCATCACCATTCTTTATAGGCATAGTTAAACAATACCCTCCAGCTCTTGGAATCACTATAGGTACATCTAAAAGTGGCGGAATTTCTTTCCATTCCTTAGAATAATCATATTGTTTTACTAATTCTCTTAATGCCAATTGAACTGTTACAGTTTGTTCTACTGGATTAAAATTTAATATTATCCCAGGACATGCACATCTTAAATTATTTTTCCATGAATCACCCATACTTCTTTTTTGTTCATCTTCACTGTTACTTAATTCTGCTAAGTTTCTACTCAACTAATCACCTTCTAACTTGATACTGTGGCTATTGCACCGCCTAACTGATCTATTGTTTCAAAATCTAAATACCAATCATTGCCCCTTGTATCTCCTTGATATGTTATTTTTATTACTCTATATATACCATCTTTATCAAGGCTTCTGAATAATCCTTGTGATGAATCATCTGTATCTTCTTGGCTGCTACAATTAGGTACTTGACCACCATCTGCATCAATAAGACACTTAGGTCTCCCAAACTCTGGACTATCATAAAGTGCATGATATGCTACTTGGTCTTTTGGTGCTTTTCCATCTCTGCCCCTTGCTGCATAACAATAGCCATTTCCAGCATAAATAGCAACATGGTGACATGCATCACCTTTACCCCAGAAGACCAGGTCTCCCGCTTGTGCTTCACTTTGACTTATAAATTTTCCATCTTTAGCTACTTGATTATATTGTGGTCCTGTTATATCTATAATTGAAAGTCCAACTATTTCATAACAATGTTTAACAAATGAACTACAATCCCAATATGTAATACCACCAACTGTTTGTCCTCTATACTCTTGGCTATATTGCACATTAGGATCATCACATATTCTTTTTGCTTCGCTTATTATTCTATTTCTAATACTAGATCCATCTGTTGATGAAACGCCACTAACTGGTGACACACTAGAGCCACTAATATCAATTTGTTTCGCTCTAACCAAACTATTATCTACATGAATAAGTGAATTAAGCTTTATTTGTGGATTTAATAAACACTTTCCAGAAATTCCATAGTCTGTTTGATCTGGAGTTCCTATAAGACCACTCTTAGGACTTAATTCAAATATTTCTCCTTCTGGTAAATCGCCCATGCTTACTAGATTTAAAGTTCCATCATCCATATAAAATTGCATATCATTAGATTTTGCAATTTGTCTAAGATAATCAGATGCTTTACCAAAGAATACTTTTCCTCTAGGAAGTTCTTGACCTTTTAATCTGCCTGAAATACTTCCAAGTTGTATTGGATTTTCTGCTTTACTTGTCATATGATCCACAATACTTCTTTGAGTTTGACCTCGCATTATTGAAAAATTAGCAATTTCAAAATTAATGGCTCTATCACTATCTAAAGCTATTATTGTAAGTTTTGTTGTAGTTCCATCATCACGACTATTAATGCATTGAATTATATCACCATCAAATATAAGCCCAAATTGTGAGCCTTCGTATCCAGCTTCAACAGTTACACGCCTTCCATTCATCATAATAGAATTTTCTGTTTGAACATTCAAATTATAGATTTCAATTTGAGACATGTTAGGTTCCATTTGAATAGTTTTTACAATATTGAAAGTACATCTTAACTCTGATACATCAAAGGCATTGTTATTTTCATCTGATACAGTTATTCTGTATCTCCTGCCAAATAATGCATCACCTTCCTTTAGGCTATTCTTAACAACCTCATAATTAGTTGCTTCAACTGTGATATTTTCTGAATCATTGGCACTATAGGCACCAGAACTTCCTGTGAATTCATTAAAATAGTCTTGTGCTGATTTTTGCCTAGTATCTAAGTGTGCAACTGCTGCATTTGGTCTTTCCCAACAAAAGCACATAGCTGCTGTTAAATCTGCTATACTTCCCTTTCCTGCCATAAAATCATCATGAGTTAGATATCCACTTTTATTAATCCATTGAAATGATGCTCCTGTATTTCCAGTACTTCCTGATAATTCAGCCCATAAGAAATTTAATTGATGGGTTATAGTTATACCATATCTCTCTAATTGTTTTCTTCTATCAAATGACCATTGGCACAATCCAAAACCTATACTGTTTCCAAGCTCAACCATCTTTTCATTAAAGCCACTTTCAGCTTGTATGTTTCCCATAACTGCTGCAATACTTCTTTCTGGAAGTCCTTTTTCTTTTAAAAAGTTCCAGGTATTTTCTTGTATACTCATTCAGTATCACCCCATACTAATAAAAATGTATTTCCTAGGTTCTTATCATTTGGTCTATCACTATTTATATTATTATCTATTTTAGCAATATAAGCTGCTCCAATTCCTAGATAACTATATTGTTCTAATAGGTTTAATCCACAAATTAAAGGCACTGAACTGACTAATATCTCCTTATCAGAGTTCGATATATCCATTTGCCAGCAATTCTGTTCTGTATTGTATCTTAAGAAAAAATATAATTTAATTTTCTTTCCATCTATAGGAATAGTGCTTGTAAATGTTTGATTTGGACTAGTAGTTGTTGGTATTATATACATTTATCTGTACACCTCCTAATTAAATAAGCTGAAGGCCAAACTTTCATTTGCCTTTTGTGGTTTTTGGTCACCCTCATTAGTTATTTCTGACTTTTGCGGTCTTTCTGAAATCTTAACAGTAGCTACATTAACAACAAATATTTCTTTTAAAGTTACGCTTGCCTTTAATCCATAAGTAGTTTTACTATCTTCTGTAGCAGAAATAGTTTCTATAAGCATATGGTTATAATTCCATAACCTATTTATAACCTTTATTGGAATCCTATCTTCTTGAAGCTTTCTAAGAATCTGGAACGCATTAACTGATCTTGAATTTCCTTCATTGAACTTATTAAAATTAACATCTGATATATCCGACATTACATCGGACATACCAATTTCAAAATTTAATTTTTTTGCTTCCATATAGGCATGATCTGCTATATTAGCACCACTTTGTATAGGATGTTCAGTAATAGCTAAATTACTATCATGTCTAATGCTTAGATAAGCATCAAAAATATACTTACCTATAGTTGTATCAAAATATGTTTTTACTATTTCAGACATTAGCTAAGCACCCCCTGTAAATTTCTTGTGCTAATTCCAACAGTAGCTTTATTAACTTCATTTGCATTTGATTTAGCATCATTTCCATAAATATTTATATTATTATTGTTAGTTACCTTGTTATTGCTATTAGCTGTTGTACTAGAATTTTGAGTATTACTTGAAGTAATATAACTTGCTGTAGTGTTATTTACATTCCCAGATGCAAAAGCTTCTACTTTTTCTTTAGCTCCTGCAATAAATTCTTTAGCCTTGTCAAACTTGCCTTGTGACCACTCTTTTACCTTATCCCATGTTTCTTTTGCTTTATCTTTAATCTTTTCAAATGTTTCTTTTGCTTTATTCCAATAGTTATCCCATGGAACCAATGAAAGTCCTCCAGTAAGAATTGCTTTAATTGTAGTTATAACACCCTTAATTATCTTTCCTGCTGTCTCTGATTTGCTTGTTATCTTATTAATAAAGTCTCCTATAACTGACTTATCACCTCTAAAATAAGCTAGTATATCATCAATTAGAGCAATTATAAATAATATTGGATTTGTTATTAGTAGAATTGTTCCTATTATAGTTTTTATAGTTTTCTTGACTGGTTCTGGCACTTTATTAAATGTATCACCCATCATTCCTATTAATTTAAATACATACCTTATAGGTGCAATTAATTGCCATGCTACTGAAATTATCTTTCCAAATATCATTAATATCCTTAATAGAACACCAATTACAGTTCCTATAGTCTTGCCTATATTAGGAATATTTTTAACTAACCAATCATTAAAACTGTGTACTTTTCCTCTAGTTTCATCTAATGGGCTAGCCAAATACTTTAATATATAATTTCCTATCCATTGGAAAAGCAAACCTACTGATTGCTTTAATCTTTTAAATTCTAATCCAATTCCTTGTACTACCTTAAGATTTTTAGTTAATTCTGGTGGTATTCTTAATTTTGATGAATCTTCTCTTAACTGTTTAAACTGTTTTAACAAAGTAGGGCTTAACCATAGATCATTCATATTTGCATCTAATATATCAAGTGCACTACTTACATCTTTTGCGTTTTCCTTTGTGGTCCATAACTGCCTACTCAACTTTTCATATTCAATATCCTTATTAGCCAAATTAACTAAGTAATCACTTAATTTTTTAATAGCTGCTATTGATGCAATTACTGCTGTTCCTATTAGTGCAATAGAAGCTATTGAAGTTACTGAAAATGCTTTTATTGCTGCTCCACCTTCTGTATTTAAAGCCTTTGTTGCATCTTTAGCATTTAGTATATTTTCAATTAAATTTCCTGAAGTATCTGCGAGTTCTGCATTTGGTCTTGTTATTATTTGTGTATTAGGATTAATATTGGCTACTCTATTTTCTTGAGTTCTAGGCGTATCAGTTTTTGATGGTATTGTATCTTTAGAATTATTCTGTCTTATATCAGAAGGTACTTCTGTTCTATTTTCATGTCTATTGGAATCATTTTTTACTTTCCCTAAATCTTCATATAGCTTTTTTACTAATGCTAAGTCTTTTAAAACAATTTTTATTGGTCCACTAAGTTCAGGAAATAATCTTGTTAATACCCCAGAAGATGAACCAAGCAAAGAAAAAAGGTCTTTCAAAGAATTACCAGTCTCTGAAAAACCTTTGTTACTATCTTCATTAAACTTTTTTATAGTACCATCTGCCTGCGCCATTGCTTGCTGAGCATCTTGAAGTGAATTTGAATCTACATTAAATCCAATACCAATTAAATACTGTTTAATTAAATCTAATCCCAAATTCTATCCCCCCATTCTTTCACTTGCCAAACGTGCCCTTCGTTCGTTTTCATACATAACCTGCATCATTTCATGAATATCAAGCAGATCATCAAGTGTATATGTTCCATCAAACAATTCATGATGCTTCCAAAAACCATTTTTTACAGGCAAAAATAAAAATTCATTTATATTTTCGCATTTTGCTGGAATGAACTCACATTCTTCATTATCGAATTGAAGGGCAGACCTACAAAAAAACCTTCTAAGCTAAACCATAATGATTGTACAGTCAAATTCATAACTAAACTCATATCAAATTCTATATCAGCTATACCCCATTCTCCATTCTTATTCAATATTGGTTGTGGTCCTGCTGGTAAACTTTCTGATACAGCCTTTAAACAATTATCTTGAATATATCTAAAATCATTTTCTGGTAAGTTAAATATTGGTTCGAAAATCTTTGTTAAATTTAAATCACTTAAATTACCTAATGTAAAATTATCAAAATCTAGCTTATCAAAATCTAAATTCTCCAATATCGCTGGTAAGAATTTAATTATTTTTGTAAATAATATATATGATCCAGTTCTAGCATCCATTTTCTTTAATATAAAAGTTCGCCCATTAATTTCTATATTTTTAAAGTTTACTACTGGCTTTTGTTCCATAAACTATTCCTCCTAACTTTCTGTTATCTCAGCACACATTAAGTTCCAAGTTACTTGTTGTCCTTGCGCTTGATATGGTCTATCTGCTATTTTTTGTGGAGAAACTCCAGTACAAACTGTTGAATCTCCCAAATTTTTAGAATTGATTGTTACATTCATTGATGCAAATTCTGATGCGCTTGCTTGTTTTACATAGTTGTACCACTTTAACAAGTATTTATTTAAATCCGATACTTGCTGCATTGTAATTGCTATTGTTCCATTTTTACCAGCAAGTTTTGATATCATTACATTTCCATCTGCTGCAACATCATGTGCAGTATCATCATTTGCTTTTGATATTCCTATTGTTCCTATACCCGCACCAGTTGATGATGCAGCTCCAACACTAGGATGTGAAAAAGATGCAGTTACATCTTCAAAGCTGTATGTTTTAAACATAATATACCTCCTACCTGTTTACATAAATCTTAATAGAAACATATTCGATTGCACCAGCACACTTAATTAAAATATATATTGGTGGTGCTTTTCTTGCTTCTCTATCAGCTTGACTTTGAGAGTCTACACTATCAGATAGGATTATATATCCTCGTGGTAGTGTGTCCCCTTTTTCTACTGTGAAAATACTTTCTGTATTCCATACACCAGGTGCAATAAATCCTATTTCTCTTGCCTTTTCAAGTGGCTCTGTTATTGTATTCAATAAGTTATCCATTCCAGCATCTGTTTGTGGAACTTTTGCACTTCTAGCTAATGCACTAACAACAGCAGTTTGAATATTATTTGTTAGCATATCTAAGTTAAGTACTTCGTCGAAATTAGTTCCATCCGCTGAAACTCCCATTTCTAATAAATTATAAACAGAACCTCTATTTATATAGATATTCCCATTTAAATTTTTAATTGTTGTTACTTGTGTTGATGTCAAAGCTTCTGTTTCCACTCCAGCTAGTGTCTTGTATGCTAATGTATAAGCACTACTTGCAGTACCTGTATTTCTTCCCATAGCAACACCCATTACAGCTACTGCTGCATCATCTGTTTTTGCAGAATATAGCCCTAAAGCTCTATGAATCCCATTTTTCTTTAATGTTTCAAATACATTTCCTGATGTATTCGTTAATACATCGCTATCACTTGTTGTATAAAATAAATAAGATTCAGGACTTGCTGAATCCATATATTTTGCTAATTCTATAATTTCAGCTTTTTCGATTCCACATGCATAAGCACCATACCATTCTGAGTTTTTCTCTCTACATGCAGTAACTGCTTGAACAACAGTTTCATTTTCTAAGTCTTGCCTACCTATTGCAACTTTCATAGGCCTTGGGCTCTGTGAGAAATACTTTTGAGCAGCTAAAAACTCTGGCTCAGTTCCTTTCCATCCATCAGCTGTTAAATCTCCTATTTTTGAATAAACTTTAACTCTTTCTTCAGTAGTAATAATTGTAGATTTACCAACTATTAAACCTAGATTAAAATTTGTTCTAACTGCACTTGCAGGGCCAACACTAACGCTAACATCGCATATATCATTTAATGGTAGAGTTGACATAAATACATTCCTCCTATCTATTATGTTTTAATATAATTTCAGTGCTCTTTATATAAGGCACTTCACTTTCACGAGTAACACCTTCATTAAATGTTGCTGAAAAATCTGTTCTTTCCCACCATTGGCCATTATAATATTCTGGCAATCTAGTAGGCATAGAAACATCTGTTATTAAAAATAAATTCTTCTCTTTAAATTTCTTCATATAATCGAAATCAAAAATTAAATGCCTAATAATATCGGCATTGTCATATGAATTAGGGCCATATAAAGTCCAATTAATTTTATGAACTCTTGTATATCCAACCTGTTTTTTTGCATAAGGTTCATCATTTTTTACTGGATCATAGCAGATATTTAATTGTCTAGTCATAGCATCATCAACTGGTGTAATCCTTAAAAAGCAAATATCATCATTTATTTTCCATCCAGGAGCTCCACCTGTTGGCCACGCAATTCTTACTTTACTTTGATTTTCTTTTTTACTTAAATCAATTCTAAGCATTTCGCAAGTTATCTCTTGAAAGAAATCTTCAATATCTTTAAGTTTTAATACTATATCAGCCATTTTAATTACTCACCAGCCTCATTCCAATAGCAGAATAATATCCATATTGGCTATAGTCATTTACTTGATATAACTTATACCTTTCACTCTGCCATTCAATAATATCTGATGTTCCTTGATTTTCTTCATTATCTTCTGCTGTGTCTATTGAACGTGTAGTATAAAGTTTTCTAGTTGTATGAATAGTAATTTCTCCACCAACTCTATCACCTTCTGGAATCATTTCTATTTCTTTAGGCTTGGATGGTGTAACAACTCCAATCATGCTTATTTCTTTCTCAATTTCTATAAATCTACCTTTTATCCATTCACCAGATTTTCTATACACTTTAAGAGATTGTGAAAATCTTGGATCAGTAATAGCCTTTGCAACATTAATCAAATTACTCACCATCCTTTACTATATAGGTAATAGCTTTTCTTAATTCTCCAGTATCAATAAGTGGTCTATCACTCCCCTTTTTCTTTGCAGTTTCTTCACTATTAGCAGCCCAATTATTAGATGGATTAGTAAACCAATCCCTTGCAATATTTTGCCCTTGCATACCTATCTTCTCTAGTCCTGGCTGAACATTGTTACCTTCTAAGGCATCATTAGCAATATCTTTCATCAATTCAGCCATCTGTTCTTTACCATGTTCCATAGCTGGCTCTAATATTGGTCTTGGTGGTATGTTCCATAAAGGAGAACCATTTTCATGAACATAAAGTTCATGTGCTTCACTATAAGGTTTTCCACTATCAATATCATGCTGCATTGCATTTATCATGTCTTTGTTTCTAGCACCATTTGTATGGATATACATTAATTCAGCGTTTGTTACTTTTCCACCTTCATGCTCTGTGCTATCTGGAACACCAATACAAACAGTTTTCTTTGATAAATCGTTTAAAGATTTCAAAATATCATCTGTTAAATCTTTATCTATTGCCACATTACAAAAACCATTAAGCATACTTACACCTCCTAATAAACATACATTCCGCCTTTTCCAACTAATTTACCTATAGCTGATAATTGCTGGCCATAAGTAGTTATCTGCCACGAAGCCCATCCATTAACACTATTTGCAATTAAAGAATAATCTGTACTTACAGATACACTCCCAACACTAACAGATGTATCTAACCCTTTAGCTTTTCCAGCTTCTAATACTCCAGCTGCTCCACTGTTTGGATCTGCAACACCTTGTAAATATAAAGTACAAAAATGTGCAATAAAAAAGCACATTCCTACTTTCCAGTAATTGTGCCATCTACTTTCTTTGACACATGCATTCGCAAGGTCTAAGTACATTTGTATTATTATTTGTGGAATATTATAATTGTTTGTTTCTGTATTTAATCCAAACTGTGGATATACAGAATAAAAATCTTCTATTGTAAATGGTGGATTAGTGCCAGCTTTTATATTACTGGCACTTCCTATTATTCCAGACATAAAAAATCACCTACTTATCTGCAGGTGGTTGAGTAGATCCATTATTTAAGTTTTCGTCATTTTCAGCTTTTCTTTTATTCTTAGTAGATATAACTAATACACTTTTATCTATTTGAGCTAGTTTAAATAAATCAGTTTTACCAACCCAGTCTGGCACATCTTTAATTTCTCCAGCTTTTATTGTGATTTCTTCATTATCACCTTTAAATAAAAATGTTCTATCACTTCTTATTCTCATAATATTAACCTCCTAAATTCCATCGTTATAGCTTACACATTGGTAGTACAGGAACTTAACTTGACCTATATTAGCCATATATGCTGTCATATAAGCTATATTTTCAACACTTGGTTGTGTCATGGCTCTCATTAATGGAACTGGTATATCAATAAGAACTTTGCTTTCATCATTAACATATGCAACCATTCTATCGGTACCACCAGTACCAACACCAACGCACCATCTTGAAGGTTCTATTGCTAAGTCAACGCCTTGATTTTTAGCAATATTGTTTTCTAGCAAATAAGTTAAAATTGATACATTGCCAGCTTCACTCATTTTTTGAGAAGCAACATAAGCATAATTTTGAGGACTTATTAAAACATGGTTTGGAATACCGCTATTGTCATATTCGCTATGTGTCCATGCATCGGTAAGAGCAGTATTAACATCATTTAGAATTTCATCTGGTGTTTTGTCTTTCCATGTAGTTTTTCCACTTGCACCAGCTTTTACTGTTGTAGTTAACACGTTAGGATCATTAACTAGGCCATATATCTTCTCTTCTTCTACACCTTTATAAACTATTAAATCTATTGATTTGTTATAGTTTAATCTGATTCCGTTATCTAATATAGAATCAAGTGATCTTCCTATTCCTTGCATTTTCTGTTGATCTATAAAAGGTATCTTTAGTACGTTAGACCAAGGAAATACCTTAAATAAATCTTTACTTGTATTTGCTTGAATTACTGGAATATTATTTGATTGTCCTCTAATAAGTCCGTTTCCGTTGCCTCCTGTTGTTGCATAATCTACAAACATATTAGATGTAGTCTCAATCCATCCGCCACCAGTTTTTACTGGTATATCTCTTGCAAAGGTTACACTTGATAATGGTTCATTTAATTTTGTATCTCTTTTTTCAAGTTCTCCATTTAAATATGCCATACCATTTCCTATAGATGCGCTATCCATAGCCATCATAGCATTAGGAGTAAATCCTGGTAATGTTTGAACTGCATTATTCCCAATTAAACTCATATTCTTATTCCTCCTATATTGTTCTAGTAAGTACTGTAACTTCTGCTACATTGTTACTATCTTTTTTACCAGTAGTCCATTTAAGATTTGGAATTTCTACTGTGTTAGCTCCATCTGCCTCAGCTTCAAATTGTCCTATAACTCCATTTGGAACAGCTGCATTTTCTTTAATTCTTATATACACTTTTCCGCCTGCTGTTGGAGTTCCATTATTACAAAGTACAGTAACAGAACCTCTGTTAAGTACATCACATACCTCATTTGGAAGATATTCTCCACTAGCTGCATAATAATCAGTAGCTTGCTTTATTTCTCTTACTGCAACACCTACAAATGTATCTACTGTGCTATCAGCTCCAAATCTACTATACGTATTATCAGCATTTAATACAGCTGGTTCACCGAATGCTATTGGTAATTCTGTTTCCTTTCCTGATGTAACATCACTCTTAATAACTTTAGGAGTAATTATTGCATCAACTGATCTTGACACTGTTCCTGGATAACCTAAATTTAATTCAATTCCTATTGCTTTACCTGGCATATTATTTTACCTCCTTGTAATGTGGATTTTGTTTTTTATAGCTGTCTTCAATAGCTTTCATTTTTGCTTCTGCCGCATCTGCTGCCTTTTGTCTTTGAGTTGCTGTAGTTCTTTGCGCTTGCATAATAGCAGCATATGGATTTTGCTTTTGTGAATTAACTGATGTTGCTTTAAATTGAGCCATAATAGAATCACAAGCTTCTTGTCTTGCTTTTTTATCTGGTATAGCTGCAATTACTGGTCTAATAGCTTTTAAAGCCATTAATGTAGCTGCACTATCTGCATTAGGTATAGGATTCTTTGGTAATTCTTCTTGACCTTGTACTACTCCATCTGGAATATCTTCATCTGACATTTGTTCTGCTGGAACTGTGACAGATTCTTCTTCATCACCTGCAGTTGTTTCCTTCCCTTTTTCCAAAGTATTTATTAGTTCATCAATAGCACTCTCTGGCTCTTCATCTTCTGCTTTTGGAGCACCTCCACTTAATAATGAAATTAGCTTATCTAATTTCGCACTTACTGCTGCTAACTCTGGATTGCCTCCTTCATCATTTGCCTTTGCTGGTTCTTGTGCTATTGGATCCTCATCACACCCTTTGTTCATTTCTTCTAATGCATCTGCAACTTCTTCTGGTTCTGCATCAGCTAAGTAATGCTTTAATCCTAATGCTTGTAAAAATCCTTTTGTTACTTTATTTTTTGCCATTTTCTTTTTATCTCCCTTCTTATTGGTTATTTTTGAATCTTGTATTGCAACACGGTCGCCTGCTCTTCCAGCTTCAACAACTGCAACATGGTTACCGCAGATTTGCACTTGATTATATGTGCCATCTTGGTTCTTTTCATATTGACACTCATACCCACAGCTTACCTCTCTTTTGCCCTGGTCTATCTCATTAATTAATGTTGAATCATATACAATAAGATCTCCTATAAGCAAATCAGTTTGCTTACAATCTTGCCTTACATTCTGTATTGCACCTTTTAAATATATATTTACTGTTTGTGGTGTTAATAAATCTGGAGGATGTTCATCTGTTACTGGCTTTCCTTCAAAAGAAGCTATAGCAGATTTACTAAATACTACTTCTGGGCTTCTATAAACTTTTACTAATTCATCACCGCCAACACCTATTTCTCGTGCTAAATAGTCATACCATCCAGTACGTGCAATAGGGACATTGTGGCAAATTAAAAAGCCTTCTGGTGTCTTAGTCATATTAGGGCTGAACCTTGAACCGTAATAAGCTTTCATTTATTCATCACCTCCTTTCAAATCTCCAATCGCTTGGAACTTTTAACTAAATTTCTTTTGTGTAATATTTATTAAAATATTCATCACTGTATATTCTAAATTTCCCATCTTCATAAACTATATAATCTCCTATTTTACCTTCGATTGTTCCCGTTTCAGTATGAAAACATAATGTCCCCCCCATTCCTAGAGTAACTATATTACTAATCATCTCTCCAAATTCTCTTTGGCATGGTTTTGAAAGAATATCCATGGTGATTTTCATTGCTTTAATAGGAGTTTTACTATTTTCTTTAGTGGTATTATTCCCTTCTGTTTCTTCGTATTTAAAACTTACTAAATTATTTATCTTCACCGCAAAATGTTTATTTTTGCTTTCAAATATTATAATTCCTGCGCTTCTATCTACATCATAATTTATATTTTCACAATAATCTTCAAATACTTTTTCTTCTCCCAAATTGATTACATATTCAACTGTTAATTTCATTAATAATCATTCCTTCCTTAAATTTAAATATAATAAAAAGCCCTAGATATCTCTAAAGCTCTATGCTACTATTTCTTCAAATTGTTTTCTTGTCATAGTCTGTATAACTCCATTATGATAAACCTTATGTGGCCATTTAATAAAGTCTAGCTTAATCACTGGCTCTGGGTAACATCTACAATTATAAATATTACCTGCATGATAGTATCCTACAAACTTTTCACCATTTAGCTTTTCAGGACTTGGTGGATTAGTCCAACATATTAAAACATCATCCATATGGTCATGTGAGCTTCTAACTCTTTGGTCTTTTGAAGTTCTCCATATGTACCAATTGATACCCATATTTTCACATCTAGCTTTTGTTAATGCTGTACTAGCTTTACTAACTTCTGTTCTAGCTATTAAGCTAGCTTTTCTTTCTGACATTATTGGAATATCCTTTATTAAGTCATTTGCTATATCTGATGCCCTTCTACCTTCAAATGTTTGCTTTTCTACATGTTCTGTAATATCTTTAGCAATATCTAAAGGCATACTTTTAATAAGTGTTGCATTTCTTTCAATTTGCTCTTTTACAGATATTCCAATGGGCCCATTTAATTCATTCTTTAATGCTTCATAGATTAATTTACCTTGTGAATTTGATTTTGCTGCCTGTCTCCATGTTCTTCCCGCGTCACTAAATAGACTAGTTACCATCTTCATAGCACAACTTTCAGCGTATTTCTTAAACTCTGGAGTATCTGCGAATCTTTTGAGTTCTCGTACTATTTCACTAGTTGTATTTAAACCTACTAGCAATTTACTTATTTTCTTAACTATCTGTTTTAATGAACGCTTATATGACATTTCTATTTTCATTCTTGGCTGCCATAGATCTTTTGCTGTATTCTTTTTTGGTATCATATAACACCTCCTAAAAATGGGCATAAGAAAAGCACCTACTATTTATTTAAGTAAGTGCTTTCTAATCTTCTCTATGGTTAGGACATTCTAAACATATTTTTTTAAAATTTGGATTATTCATGGCCTTTTCTGGTGCTGTCCATTTAGGAGCTCCATCCTCAATAACCATATGAATATCAAAGCAAGTTCCTTCATCAATCAACTCATTCATTAAGGGGCACTTTAATTTATTTCCCATGTTTTTTTAACACCTCCAATATTTTTGATACATCTCCTGAAAATTGTTTACTACTATATGCTGTTCTTATTTTTTTATTTTCTACATCAACATATGCTGCGCCATTATTGCTATAATATCTTTCATATTGTCCTTTCCATACTGTTAGCGATACTTTTGATTTTTTAATATATTCCTTTGCTTCTTTTTCACTGACTTCATGTTCTCTTTCTGCATTTATATGTTTATCGTCAAACTCTAATATTTCAATATCCATTTGTCTAGGTGGAATATTTATTATAGCATTTTTATTTACAATAGTACTTAACTCTTTCTTTATATTTATTATATCACTATTTTCTTCTTCTGTGTTATTTTTTTCTAATTCTCCACCTTCACCACTTCCACCAATTTCGCCTGGTCTTCCTTCATGACCAAAATTTCCTGAACCTTCTCCGCCATCAAATGAGCTGTCACTTGATGGCACATTAAAATTTAATGGATTATCTTCATCTAATGGCATATCTCCCATATTATCTGTACCATCATCTGCTTTTTCAATGTCTAAATCTGTTATGTTAGTAAACATTCCTGTAGTATCAGACATTTCTTTAAGTTCTTTAAGTGCTATTTTCTGACTTATAAGTCCAGCATTAAATACATTTATTATTGCATTTGATTTCTTATCTATAATATCAGCCAATTCGCTTTCACTTGGTGCACCTATAGGATTGAAGTCATAGTCTAAATCATCTGGAACAGCTCCAAACTCACTTATAAACATTATAGGTAATAGCTTATCTAGTACTGGCTCTAGTTGAGCTGTTTGTTTCTGTTCTACTGTCTCATAATAGTTTTTACTATCGCTTTCGCCTGTAGCATTAAACCCCGCTGGAGCACGACCAAACAATTTAGTAACAGGAATTTCTGCAGCACCAGCAACATCTAACATAAAAGATTCATATATATCATTAAGTCCTGAAAATGAATATTGATATGTTTGAAAATCATCATCTTTGTTTAGCAAATACATTCCCATATTAGACATTAACCAATTTTGAGCTTGAACAGTATTGTATATCTCCTTTTGTGACTGTTCATCACCAATCGCTAATAATTCCCCCATATCATCCATTTTAAGTACTCTTAAATTTGCTAAGAAAATAAGTTGTGCTATATTCCAACTTGTATTATCTCTTTTCTTAAGTTCATCAAAGACAATTTCAACTTCACTAGCTCCCCAGCCTACTTCTGTACACTTTTCTATATATGGAAGTTCTCTGCCTATAAATCTTAATATCCTACTATGATGTACTTTAACAGTAAAATTATCCGTATTCCACATATAATATTCTGGCAACCCAAAATCAGGACTTGATACATCTTCAATTAAATCTTCTCCTGGAGTTATTCCAGACCATCTATCACCAATAATTAATCCCTTGAAACTTCCTGGCATTATCATGTCATAATCTAATGGTTGGTCAAGTATATTCTCATGGCCATCTATGATTATTACTGCAGCAGCTCCACCATAAAGTCTTCCCCATTTAAGACCTTGCAAAATATCTCTTTGTATCCTTGTGGTCCTTTGCAATTTATCAAATCTTTTTATCTGCTCTGGTTCAAGCTGTGTAGTAATATTAATCCAGTTCTTAACCATATCTTCTGGAATAGTATCTATTATCTTTCTAACAATCCAATGTGATCTGTAAAGACTATTCATAAGCTGAAAGTTTTGTGTAAGTCTTGTCATTGGATAGTCTGTACCTTCTAAAAGATTAGGTGTACCAGCTCCTAATCTCGCTAATACATTTTGAAATGCATCCATTGATACAGTTTTATTGTTAGTTATTGTAGTCTTTGGCTTATTATCCTTGCTATAATTTCTATGTCTTTTCTGACTTCCCACTTATTTACCTCCTTCCTATTGTGCTAACCTTCTAGGCTTAATTATTGTTTTAACAAAATATCTTAATGCATCTAATGCGTGATCTTTTTCTTTTACTGGTTCTTCAACCCCTCGCAATACAGCTTTTTCATTCCATACATATCCTGCTACTTCTTCTAAGAAGTTAGGACAATTCTTTTTATGAACTTTTAATTTTCTAGTTGCCATTAGCGTTGATACCATTCTTATCCCTTCTAACACTTCATTGTCTGCATCTTTAACTCTTACTCCTTTTGCTCTTAATGATATTTGGAAGCTTTCTGCTGATGGATCAACAATAACAGCTCTTGGATGAATTCCACCAATAAATTTAATTAAGTCATCTGCATATTGTGAATTTTCCTTTTGTCCCTTTTTTTTGCTATCATGATAGTATTCATTAACTACCCATATGTTAGTGCCATCATCCCATATATCCAAAAATACAGTTGGGTTAGCTGCTCCATAGTCAATTGCAATATACCTTTGTGCACTACTTTTTAACCCAGTTGGTAAGTCTTCATCAACAAATGTATTTAAATCCTTATCCCACATATCATATATAGCACCATCTGCTATTACCCATTTACCCTCAATCATTCTTAAATACCAAAATCCAGTATAAGCGTTTCTTATAAAGCTTTTGTATTCATTATCAAGGCTTGGATTATCATCCAACATAAAGTGATAGTCTTTTACCATACCACTCTTAAGCTTTTCCTTATCATCTATATATTCTTTGTATAGATAGTGATATGGACTATCTGGATTAGTAGTACCATATAATTTAGCGCCCTTTACAGAAAGTCTATTAAGTAATTGCTTGAAGAACTTTTCAGGCATTAATGATAATTCGTCACAATAGGCACCAGCTAAAGTTTTACCTCTAAGATATTTCTCTGACCCTTCATCTTTAGCGCCTATAACCTTTATATCTCTTTCAAATATTCTTAAATCACCAGATTGCCTATTATATGAATAATCATCTTCGTCTAAAGTATCAAACATGTCTCTAAGAACATTATCATATATAGTATCTTTAGAAACTCCTGTTATAACTAATAAACCTTTAGGCCCTTCTGTGATATATCTAAACCACTTAAGCATCATCGCTATAGTTTTACCGCTTCTTACACTACCTTCAAGTATATTAATTCTTGCATCTTCTTCTATTGGCGTGTTAATAAAGTCCCATGCTTTTAAACCAAATTGTTCAAACTCCATTATTCACATACCGGACCTTTATTAAATGCTTCAATAAGTTTATTCATATTGCCTTCAGACTTATCGTTGATTTTAGTTATTTTATTTAGTTCAGCTTTCATTTTTTCAACCTTTAATTTTTGTTCTTCAGATGCACTAATTTCATACTGTTTTATTAATGATCTTAATTCTGCCATAGCTGCCGATTGAGCTTTTAAGAATGTTGCTTGTCTATCCCAGGCAAATTGAAATTCAAATTCTTCTTCTCTATATGTTTCTACAAGTTTTTCTTTTCCTGTTTCTTCATTCTTTTGCATTTCTTTTTGAATCTTAGTCTTTTTTAATTCTTTAATCATTTCTTTTTTACTTGTTACATTCATTATTTTTTGGCTTCTTAAAATTGCTGCATGTTGCATCTTAATCTGTTCCCATAACAGATCTATTGTATTCAAACCTAGTTCATCTGTTTTTTTCATTATATTTTTGGTTGATGCTGGAATATATTTATTCAAATAATCATCTTTATCACGCTTTTCTAAATTACAATATACTCCATGTTTTATTGCATTTAAGTTACCATTTGGTGCTCCACCTTTATTGACAGGAAGTATCTCATTCCATCTATCTTTATTTTTCCATGAATTTATATTATTAATTTTTTCATCTAATATTTTTGCTATTTCTCTTGGAGTTATTTCCCCATTTTTTTCTTTGTAAATTTCAAAAGCTTTATCTCTATTAGGATTTCTTAGTCTTGCCATAACAAATACCTCCACAAAAATAAGGATGTTAATTAACATCCTTACTCTTTTCATATTCTTCTATTCTTTTATATAATGTAACTCTGCTCATGGATAACTCTTTAGCAAATTGACTTGCTGTAAGTTCTCTTTGTTTCCATTTCGTATATAAATTTATAAACTCTTCAGTTATTTCTTTCTTTTTTCTTCCTTTGTATTTTCCTTTAGTTTTTGCAATTGCAATACCTTCCCTTTGTCTTTCTAATAAGTTTGTTCTTTCAAATTCATTTATTGCACCAATCATAGTAAGCATTAATTTTCCTGTTGGAGTAGTGGTGTTAAGATTTTCTTTTACACTGATTAAATGTATTTTCTTTTTTTGCATTATTTCAACTAGCTCCAATAAATCCTTTGTAGATCTTGCTAATCTAGAAAAATCCCATATGTAAATTTTATCTCCTTCTCTAGCAAATTCCAACATAGCTTTCAATTCTGTTCTATTAGTATCTTTAGCTGATACTTTTTCTTCAAACCATTTTTCTATATCATATTTACTTAATCCAACTTTTTGTCTATCAAGATTTTGTTCTATTGTACTTACTCTTATATATGCTATATTCATAAAATCACCTCTTGTAATTTACTTTATGAATATATTATAGCATTTTGTTAATTTAAAATCTATAACTTTAATTTACACTTGTTAATAAATTTGATTTTTAATTCTATATTTACACTATTTATATATTTGCTAAAATGTTAATTTGTAATACACTCCAAATTAACACCATATATATGCATATATTTTATTTTGACAAGAAATAGGGGTTGTTTTAATTGATAAGTTTTATTTTCTGCAAGATTTATGCTTACCTCTTTTATCCAATATTTTCAATCATCATTTTTTATAGTATTTTTGAGTTCTATTAATCTCACTTACAGAATGAGTAAACTCTTTCCATTTTTATTTCATTTCCAATATATACGCTTGATTTTTTATGCTTAATATCTCTCTTATGAAAAAGTGAGTTTCAACTGTAAAAAAATACTATTTTAATATATAGAATCGTTCATTGTTTTTGCTGCGCTTTCTGCAATATCATCATCAACAGCAATATATGATAGTGTAGTTTCTTCTTTTGTATGACCAAATAATCTTTGAACATACCTTATATCTTTATCATGTGTTATGTATTGTCTATAACCATATGATTTTCTTGGTGTATGAGTTCCAACTGATCCTTTGCTTATCCCTAACTCTACAACAACACTTTTAAATATTTTCCCTAGCCTATCTCTACGAATATGTTGTTTAAAGCAATCTTTTCCTCTTGAATTCTCTGTCCAATAAAGATATTCCACATCACTTTTCTCATAAATATATTCTTTCAATATTTTTATTAATTTAGATGGAAGTACCTCTTCCCTTTCAAATTTCTTTTTTCTTGAATGTTCTGTTTTTTCTTCTAATACACTTATCTTTCCAGTTTCTACTGCTTTTCTTATATCTGCTACTGTAAGTTTTACTAAGTCTCCACCTCTATATCCAGTTCCTATTGCTATACTCCATAATATGTACGCTGGATAATCAACTTCTTTTAACCTTAAAGCTATTCTTTTTAAATCTTCTTGACTTTTTATTGTTATAGCTGTGTTTTTTCCTTTTTTCTTCATTAACTCTCGCCTCATTTCTTTTCTAAAATTAACTATCAAAAAAAGAACCTAGATTTATTTCTAGATTCTTTAATCATAAAAGGGGTACTGATAATTATGAGAAAAACGTATTAATCCAATAACTGCGATGGATGTCGCTTTGCTGGACTAAATAATTTTAGCAATTAAATAATATATTTTCTTTTCTGTAGTTACTCTTTTCTATTCTCTTATCAATTAATTCTTTATTATTTTCATTAATTAATTTTTTAGGAACATCCATTGTAACTATTTTAGCTGATTCTTCTTTTAAAACTATATCCCCATTCGGCAAAGTTTTATAAATAGACGGGTTTTTCAATATAAATGATCTATCACTCATATATCTGTTGCCTTCATGCTCTAATGCCTTATTCACTTCTTTTCCCTGAAATAATGCAATTTTATGTTTTAATTTTAAATGACTGAAATTTCTTTGTATGCATTTACTAATTGCATCAACACTAACCCCCATTTTCTTAGCCACTTCTTCTTGTGTATATCCTTCATCAAAATAATATTTTTTAACTTTTTCCTTATTCAGCAAGCAAATCACCTCATTTGGGATATAGTTTACCCATACCATTTTACTGGACATTTTTATATAATTTTCTTTATTTCTTGTAATAAATAGTATCACAATTTTATTTTTCATTTCAACAAACTATTGTTCATAAATTATATTACCTTCACCTATAATTATTTTTATATTTAATACTTTTAATATTTTTTCTGCATTTTCTAAACTTATTTTTCTCTTGCCGCTTTCCCAGTATTCTATAGACCTAGCTGAACATCCAACCTTTTCAGCTAGTTTCACTCTAGACAAATTATTTTTAACTCTTTCTTTTGCTATTAATAATCCTACATCCTCCATATTTTCTCACATCCTTTCTTTGTATGACGTATGATTATTCCTCGTAGTTTGTATATTTATCTTCCTGGCACTCTTGACAAGGATATAACTTAGGATTGTGATTAACCTTGTTATCTAAATGTAATACTTGGCTATTGTATAGCTCACATTTATGCCATTTCTTATTGTCTTGTAATTCTTTTTGTTGCTGCTCTGTTAGATTTAAGTGTATACAATTATTACAATCAATTTCTTTGCATCCTTCATCTTTCTTACAAGGCATAGGATTTTTACAAACCCAATCCTTTTCTCCATATGTCTGTGCATTATATTTACATCCTTCACATTTACTTTTCATTTAAATTACCTCGCTTTCTTATTCCCAACTAAATCTTTCATGCCATTGTTTTCCTTCAAGCTGCTTAAAATTCTTTTTACAAAGTTCGCCGTCATCTTTTTCTCTATGATTTGGTCTAGGATCTATACATGCTGTACATGCAACATTATCTCCATAAACATATAAATGTTCACATCTGCTACATTGATATGCTTTCATCTTAATTTCCTTCTTTCTACGTCAAATCTTAATATTCCGAAGGATTATCCAAAAACGATAATCCCTTTTTTAGTTCTTATACATCCTGTTAACCATCCAAACGAATCTTTCTCTCCTGGATATACAAAAAATCCATGTTTTTTTAAAATTTCTATATTATCAAAGTTAGGCTTGCATTCATGTATTAAACTTTCATTAGCAAGTTTAATACTCTCTTGTATCAAATGTGGTAACTCACTATAATACCCATCTGTTAAATATTGCTTAGGCTCTATATATTCGACTTTTTCTATTACTTTTAAAGCATCTACCAATCTATCTATTGTTTTTTTCTCCATTACTGCTCTACCTCACTTTCTAAACATACCTTTGTATTTTTTGCTTTAAGATACTTCTCAATTGCTGTTTCAGTATCACACTTAAATATTTCTTTATACATGTTAATTCTTTCAGTTGGTAATTTTTCAAATTCAATAACCCATACCCAAGGATTAGCATTAAATCCATACTGATCTATGTCTTTTTTATTTACTGTGCTATCCCATAATTCTTCAAAGGCTGAGATATATTCACTTGCCGTAAATGAATCAGTAATCTCAAAGTTAAGTTTTATTCCTTCCCTTTTGCATTCACCCACTTCAATCATTCTCAATTTTTCGGGATATATTTTAGTTATTTTTAAAAATAACCTTGCAGCTTCCTTTGGCATATGAATTGATGGTATCCAAACTTCAAGTTTGCATTGACTATCATTTCCCCAAAGTCCATATGCTGGTTCTCCATCAGCCTTATATCCATATCTTTCTGAGCCTTCAAGAAAACCATCTGGCAACCATCTATCGCACCATGTTTCCCTAACATAAAGGATATCTCCAACATTAAACTTAGGCTTACACCAATGAATAGCCTCGTATATCGTTCCTACAACTGCTTTGCTACTATATCCAAATTTGTAATACTCACCATCATGCTCTAGCAGTTCTCTATTTCCAACATTCTTAATAATCCTTCTTGTAGTTGTCTTTCTGCCTTCCAGTATTGCTTGTACCATTGCTGTATTAAAAAGTATTTGTTTCATTAATCATCACCTTCACTATCTGGTTCAATCTCACCACATTCAAATTCAACTTCTGGAGAACCATCTTCACAAAAATCAGCAACATTAACTCCTTTATCATCAAATAAAAGTTTTATATCAGTTCTGTTTTCTGCACTTTCCTCAATTTCATCTAACGCTCTATCTACATCACTCTCACGTTCTGCCTGATACTCTTTGATTTTTATATCAATCATTTTTAATGTCATAAATTTATTTGAATTTTGATAAGTTACTGAATGATTACTAAAAGATTGTTGTACCGCTTGTTTTGATATTCCAAATTCATTCCCTATTTTTTCATAGCTGCATCCTATCAGCTCTTTTAATTTCCAAAACAAATTATCTTTCTTCCACATTTCAACCACTTCATTCTCTTAATTTAATTTTGTCAATTCATTTATTATTTTTCTTATTTTAAGTCAATTATTTACTACGTCTTTTCTGACTATTGTACAATTTTATTTATATACCATTTTCCAAATATCTCTCTTGGCTCAATAGCTTCACATTTTCTCCAACTACTAAGAGCACTATTATAATATTTAAGCATTACTTTACCTTTTGATTTCTCAGCAATATAACTATCTTCTGTTACCTTGCTTGTTATAATTACATTACTACCTTCTAAAAGTTCTTTTTTCGCTTCTTCAAATTCATATTCTATCGATTTATCTACAGAATTAATATCCATTTATCTACCTTCATTCATTATGTTATGTGGGGATCTCTCCCCACTATATAAAATGCAGTACCTTAACAGTTGTAATCCCTCTGTTAATCCTACAATTTTAGCTTTTTATGTCTTCAATAATAGTTTCCAAAAAGTCACATGTTGCTTTTTTATACTTTTCACTATCCTCTTTGCTTCTTTTCTCTTCTATCTTGTATAAATTTTCAATCAACTTATTTACCTCATCTGTTATTATTTCAAAATGAAAGGCATACTCTGTAAGATCACTATTATCTATGACTTTTTTCTTTTGCTCTTCTTTAAGTTTATTTTCAATTTCTTCTTTTTCTTTCATTAATTTTTCTAATTCTAATTTATGCTTGTCCTCTAATTCTTGAATTTTAGTTTCATCAATTCCAACTACTTCTATTGGTTTTTCTTTAAGCTCTTTTATTTTATCTTCAAGTTCTTTATTTTCATTTTGATACTCTGTAATTCTCTTATTAGCTTTTTCCTTTTCTTTTTCTAAGTCCTTATTTAAATTATTTTTTATCTTATCAATCTCTTTTGACAATGAAGAATTCTTTTTTTGAAAGTCTGATAGTTCCTTTTCCATAACTTTTGAAGCTTGTTTACTTTTTTCTAGTTCTTTAGATGCTTCATCAGCTTTCTGCAATGCCTCTTCTTTTTCTGCTTTTTCTTTTTTTAATTCATCTATTACTTTTTTCAATTCTCTAGTGGTCATTTCATCAACTTTTTTCTCTTTTCCATCTACTTCATGAGGTACATTTATAAAATTTTCTCTTTCTTCTGCAGGTACTTCTAACAGTGTAAATATCTTGGTTTGTCCCAAATCCGCAAGCGCATTCGTATTTGAATATTCCTTAGCTGCTTTCATAAAATTTTGAGCTGTTCTTTCGTTAAAATTAACTTTTTCTTTTAGCCATTTTCCCCATAATCCATGATCTAATTGCTCTTTTGCTTCTATCAATCTTTTTCCTATTTCTATTATTCCTGATGCTGTTTGCTGCTTATAGAAATTAATCTCACACTCTATTGTTTCTATTGGCCTTAATATAATATTTTTGTTTTCTTCTAAGTTTTCCATTATGCTACCTTCCCTTTCTTTTTAGGTTTTATATTTAATTTTTTCTCTTTAAACATTTCAATAAATTCTTTTATATCTTTTCCTGGATCACAATTTCTATTTCCTCTTACTTGAACTATTTTGTTATTTCTAATTTCTACAGTAAAATATGGTTTATTAGGAGTGTCTAATCTTCTTATTACAAATATATTTGTTATTCCTTTTGAGTATTTTTCTGCATATCTTGCTACACAATGATTAAGAGCTGACCCCTCTTCTATTAATTCTATTGAACTTTTTGCAGGTCTTATAAACAATCCATTAAATTCAAATTTGTATTGGTTAAGGCTTTCTAACCTATCTTTTATCTTAATATTCAATGCCTTATCTTCCTTGGTCTTTATTTGTTTAATTGTATTTTGATGCATTTCATAAAGACTTTTAGGAAAAAGAACTCTTTCATCTTTTAAATTCATTTTTAATATTTTGCAATCTTTAAGATAATCTCTATATGTTGCAAACGCTCCATAAAATCCACATATATGTTCCTTATCTTTAGACCTTTGTTTGATTAAATATTTATGCAGCTTACTTAAATTAACTTTCTTTGATATCTTTTTAATATCTTCTCCAGTATCATATGGTGCTAGTTCTGAATAATCTTTTAATTCAATTAAGCTTAACTTACATATATCTTTCATAAGCTTTTTGGTATATAAAAGTTCTAAACTTACCTCTATATTGTTTTGTCTTATTTCTTTAAGTTCGCTTTTGGTTAGTTTTAATACATCGAATACTGTTTTACCTCTCCAGTTTATTGTCCTATACATAGGTCTATCTTGTAATTTATATCTTACTAAATGACTTAATCCCATTTTGGTTAGATACTCTATACATGGATATTTAGAATATAGTGCAAAGAATTTTAACATATCTTCATCTTTATATCTGTTCCAGGTACTATATTGAAAGTAAGTTCCTTTAATTGCTTTTTTAATACTTTCATATGATGTATATCCTTCATATCTTCTATACCATTCACCATTACCAACTTTAAATACTGTGCTCCTCAATGTCCATTCATTACTCCATATATTTTGTTTTAGCATTGTACTTTTCCCTGGTTCAAATATAGTTAATCCTAAAATTGTATATCCATTTTCTACATTCTTATAATCCCCAGTAAAATCTTTAGTTACAAAATATTCTGTTGCCACTATAGTATTGGGATCTTTTATCGATTTTTCAAAAAACACAAAACTAGCTCTATGAATAAAGTTGGTTCTTTTATAAGCACTTGATTGAACTTTGCATTTACTGCCACACATTGGACATATTGTATTACTTTTGTGTTTTAATTTACTTGTTTTAAATTCTTTATGGCAATGTGTACAATATCCTTGCTGCTCTCCATTTATTTTTTCAGTAAATATATATCTTTCATTTAGGAACACTGTATCTTCAACAAAAGTATTTATTTCTTTAGTTATCTCCCCTTTAAAGTGTGATAAATATTCCTCATACATCTTAATTTTCCCTTATTTTAAGAAATCATCAAGTTTAGCTGTAAATCTTTTTCTTTTACTTGGTGTTTGATTATTATTTGTAATGTTATATTGCTCTTTTATATCATGGATTTTTACCCCAATCATTTCATTTTGAACAGCTTCAAATTCAAAATATTCAGCAATAATTTTTATTGATTTTGATGGTCCTATACCTATATAGCCTTTTTTATTCTTTATTTTGCTATATTCTTTCTTTGCTATTTTTCCCATTTCCTCATAAGAACCTTTAATTGTTTTCCCATCTTTGATTATTGCTTCAGCTGCACTTTTGTTTATTTCTATTTGATTTAGTAAAAACATACCTATCATTTGTATACATTCATCATCTTTATTAGTTTCCATTTCTGATTTTATTTTTTCTATTGCTTTTTCTATCATTTTTAATTTTCCCCCTTAAATCTCCAAGTGCTTAGCTTTTTTATTTAATCTTCTTTTACATAAATATTTAATATTTTATTTACTCTTTTATAGTTATTAACTAGCCATTCCCCTAAAGATGAATAGTCTTTTAGTTCCTCTTCATGGGACTTGGCTCCAATACTGTACTTGACCACTATTGTTTCATTCATTTGTTTTCACTACCTTCTTAATCTTTTTCTGATTCTTGCATTATTTTCATATACATGAATATCAGCTTGTTTTCTTCCTTCTTCTCTCTCTTTTCTTGTCCTTGCTATATCTGCTGTTGTCATAAGCATAAGTTCATGAGCTGTCATTTTTGATAATTTATTCATTCTCTTTTCACCCATCCTTTTATATAGATGTGCCATCCATCTTCTTCATAATATTTAGTTTGAACTTCTACTATATTTAATTTAGGATATTTCTTTTCTAGCTCTGATATAGGATCATTACTTTTACATAACCTTTCTACTTCTCTTTTACCAAATTTACTATCATTTTTACGGCTATATGGTCTTACTAAATTTCTGCTACTAGACCAACGCTTTTTACTTTTTTTAGCTTTTGTTATATATTCACATAATCCCTCAATACCATTTTGATCAAATTGAAGTCTATCTACATTTATTGTTCCCAAACGTTCCCCTTTCTTTTCTCCCTTTTTCTTTCTTCTAGACCATAAATCTTCTATTGTGTCTCTATCTAATTCACAACTAATGATGATATGATGATGTATTCTTACTGGTTTCTTGTCATTATCTTTTGAAAAATTACATTCTGTGACTAAGACATATTTTAATTCTCCAAGCCCTTCTCTTTTTAACCTTCTCTTTATTCTTGTTAAGAAATTATTAACTTCTTTTTCTCCATCTTCTTGTGTTTGTGGTAAGAACTTATCTTTATATGTTGCACTCACATGATAATCATCTTCTGTAAAATTTCCATTACATAATTGTATTAAGTACCTTTTTGAATTTTTATCATTAAGATTTTTCTGTTTAGGAGCACTTTCTCTAATTCTTTTCCTCTTACCCTTAACTGAACTATCTTGTAAGCTAGTTCTTGGTACTATATCTATTTCTTTATATCCAGTTGTTCCACAATGTATTGTCTTAGCTCTAATAAATTTCTTAATCTTCATCTCATCATATCCTCATATCTATTTCTTATTAGGTAGTAGATATTAAATTATTTCTAGTTATTAAATAATTAATATTTATATATGTCTGGAATGTTAATACCCCATACAAGCTCCCTAAGACCTTAAAAAAGGTTCAAAAAAATTGACACTTCTGTGATATGAGACTATAATTAAATTATGTATATTAGTTTCATATCACAGATTTGAGAATGTGCTTTTGTTTGGTCGCAAAGCACATTCTTTTTTTGTGTCTAAACATTCTTTATTCATTTTTATACTTTTCTTTCATATTGTTTTATGGCAGAATATACCATATTAATTGTTATGTTATATTTTTCAGCCACTTCTCTCCATGTTCTTCCAGTTTTAAACTTAAGCATTTCTTTTATTTGTAAATCTGTATATTTCCCTCTCTTGTAAGGCTTAATTGGTTTTCTATCTTCTATAAGTCCTACACTTGACAGAGCTTTATTTACTGTTTTTTCTGTAACTATGCTTACAAATAATGCAATCCAATTATCTTCCATAGGTCATATATATTATCTATTTTTAATTTCATTTAAGCAGCTTTTACATATGTTCTTTCCTTTGTAGTTCACTACTCCTTGAGCTTCGCTGCAAAATATACAGCTTGGCTCATATTTTTTTAATATGATTTGATCTCCTTCTGTATATATCTCTAATGCATCCTTTTCAGCTATATCTAATGTTTTCCTTAGCTCTATTGGGATTACAATTCTTCCCAATTCATCTACTCTTCTTACTACTCCTGTACTTTTCATTTTTCATTCCTCCATTTATTTTATTTTTTATATAAGATTAATTATGTTAATTTAGTTGTAATAGGCTTTTCAGCCTGTTTATCTTATTGGTTACTTGTTACTTTTTCTTGACTTGTACTTGTTTTAGGAAAAATTCTTTCGTCATCTTCATATTTTTCATATAATTTAAGCATTTCTTTTGTGATTTTTTGGGTTACTCGTGGATCCATTAGATCCACTTCTTCCTCCCCTATTTGGAATTTGTAATTAAAATGCAACATATCAAAGCACTCCTTAAATTACTGCATTATATAATATGCTTATTGTTTATTTGTGTTACTTCTTTATTTGATTGCTTGTACATTTTCACCTATAATTTAGTTATCAGCTTGGCAGAGCTGAAATATTTTTGAAAGGTGGTGTTATCTTGCTAAGTGAAAAAACTCTTATTGTATTGGAATACTTAAAAGAATATTTCAAATCCAATAGTAAATTAATTAATCCAAGTGATATTGATATCGAAGGCTTAACTCCTATAGATATAAATATTGCATTTACAGAACTACATAACTCTGGATTAATAGAACACTTTGGACAAGAAGATTAAAATTAAGTATTAGATTAGAAATTAGATGAGTTTTATTCATCTAATTTCTTATTCATTTTTTCTCTTTGCAGTTCATCACTAAGTCAGTTTCACTACATATAAGTATCTTGCCTTCTTTAGATATTCCGCAAATCATGAACTCTCCACTTTCTAAAAGTTTTCCTATTTTTTCTTTCTCATCAATATGTGGCTTTTTCTCCACTTAATTCACCTTCTTTACTTATCTTTATTAAGGTTGCCACCCTCTTTTAAGCTATAAGTTATAATTATTGTTTTAAGAAATCTTTTTCAAATAATTTTCTCTTATCTTTTTTGTCATTGCTAAGGTGTCCACAGAACCATTTACATACATTAGTTCATTTTCATCAAGCTTTCTAAGACCTTCAAGTATTCCTAATATAAGTTCTGACTTATTTCTTTTTTCCACTTGATTGTTCATTTTGTCACCTCCTAATATTCACTTTGTGACTTAATTATACATTTATAATTTGACTTTGTCAATATTAAGGTGAATATTTTTCTTTTTTCGTTTGACATTGTGATTTTTTCCATATATATTATATATAGGAGGTGCTTTTAGCATGTCAATTAATGATAGAATTGGCTATTTAATAGATAGTCTTGATATCTCACAAAAAGATTTTTCCTTACGGATAAATCTAAAACCCAATACTTTGTCTATGATAAAAAGTGGTAAACGTAATGTAACCGAAAGAACTATTACTGATATTTGTCGTGAATTTAATGTATCTGAAGAATGGTTACGTAACGGAAAAGGTGATCCTTTCATTCCTATTTCAGAAGATGCTCAATTGTCTTATTGGCTAGGAAAATTGAACTCATCTGACAATAAAATGGTTAAAGATTTGTTGCCTAAAATGTTGGAACTTGGAGAAGATGAGTTGAAAATTTTATATGACCTTGTTTTACTGCTAAACAAAAAAACAGATGCTAATTAGTAGCATCTGTTTTTTAATCTAATAATCCTTTTACCATAAAGTATATTTTTACTATAATTTTTTCATCTTCTATTGAGTTTATTATTTTCAATAATTCTTTCTTCAATTTTAATTCTCTCCCTACCTGTATTTACTAATTATTTTATATGCAATCTTGCATATTTCTAGAATTTCATTTTCTGTAGGTTTCTTTTCAAATTTAATATGATTATAAGATATATCCTCATTAACCATATCAATTAATAATTTATATTCTTTTTCTGATAGTTCTTCTTTTAATTTATTTAAATAATTGTCCAGCAACATAGACTTCTCCCCTTGTAAGAACTTCTATTCTTTTTGTGGTTGTAAAAATATTATCTTTTGTTTTTTCTATGTTGCAACACTCTATCTTTTATCTTGTGTTCATTACCTTTTTACGGTTTTAAGTATATCACAAAAATCTATGCCTGTGAGGCATATTTTAGACAAAAAACCCCTTTACTATTTAGACAAAATATCCCTATATTAACTATTATAATCCATTGTTATCCTTTAATGTATATAGTATAACATACTATATAGTCGAATTTAGGAGTATGATAATGAATCTAATAGAAATGAAACGAAAGCAAAAAGGTCTAAGTCAAGCAGAATTAGCACGAAAATGTAATATCAATCAAAGTTTTTTATCTAGGATTGAATCCAGAACCAAAATACCCTCTGCTGAAATTATAAATATATTAGCAAAAGAACTTAATATGTGCAAAATGGAATTATATTCCTATTGTTCACCTTGCATAGATTGTGAATTTTTAGATAATAATGGAAATTGTTTGTATGGCAAAAAATGTTTTACAAACAAATAAAGCAAAAGTATAATGTTATTAAATACTTTATAAATTTGAATTTAAAGAAGATGTTTTACACAAATACATCTTCTTTAAACATATATGAAAGGGGTAATTTAGTTGAAAAATATAGCTATATACTCTAGAAAATCTAGGGAAACCGATAAGGGAGAATCTATAAGTACACAAATACAACTATGTAAAGAATATTTTTTGAGAGATAACATAGATTGTAAATTTGAAACTTTCCAAGATGAAGGTTTTTCTGGTGGTAATACCAATAGACCAGAATTTCAAAGAATGATGTTACTTGCTAAACACAAACAATTTGATATAATTGCTTGTTATAAAGTTGACCGTATTTCAAGGAATATAGTTGACTTTATGAATACATTTGATACTCTTGAAAAACATAATGTTTCACTTGTTAGTATATCTGAAGGATTTGATCCTACTACCCCAGTAGGTAGAATAATGATGACTATGCTTGCTGGTTTTGCTGAAATGGAACGAATGAATACTGCTCAACGTGTAAAAGATAATTTGAAAGCTCTTGCTAAGCTTGGTCGTTGGTCTGGTGGTACGCCTCCAACTGGATATAGAAGTGTTAGAGTTGAAAATGGTGATAAAACAGCTATGTACTTGGAATTAAACAATGAATGGAAAGATAAAATTGAATTCATGTATAAAAGTGTTTCTGAAGGCAATTCAATTAGACATCTTGCAAAAATATTAGATATGCCTAATAAAACAATAGCAAATATAATTAGTAATCCAACATATTGTAAATCTGATGAAACATCAAAGAAATATTTAGAAAGTATTGGTTTTGAAGTGTTTGGAGAATTAGATGGTTATGGCTACTTATCCTATAATCGTAGACCTCGTGGAAAGAATGGTAAAAAGAAATTTAATTCTGATGAAAAGTTTGTTGCTGTTTCAAGGCATGAAGGTGTTGTTGATTCATCTTTATGGATTTCTGCAAATGAAAAAGTATCAACTCGTGCTGATGAAGCTAAACCCAGAATATCTAGTAATAGCTTTTTAGCACATATTGTTAAGTGCTCTTGTGGCTCTGGTATGTATATAGAACCAGGTAATCGTAGAAAAGATGGAACTAGAAACTACTATTTTTGTTGTTCAAGACGAAAAATTAACAAAGACTTATGTAGCAATGGTTGGCTAAATGCTGCTAATCTTGAAAATGATATATTACAAATCTTAAAAAAATCTTCTGAAGATAAATCTATTTTAGAAAACTATATAGATTCTAAACCATCACCAACTATAGATTCAGATATATCTAACACAAAACGTCAAATATTATCTAATACAAATAGATTAAATAGTCTAACTGAGAAATTTATTTTACTTGAAAATTCTGCTGCTAAATTAATAGCAAATAAAATGAATGAAATTTCAGCCTTAAACGATAAATTAAATAGTGAACTATTAAACTTAGAACGCAAAAAGTTATTAAATTCCATTGATAATGTTAATGTTGATAAAATACAAATATATATATGTGATCTTTTATCAAATTGGGAAACTTTAAGTATTGAAGATAAACAAACTGCTATGCAAAATATATTTGATTCTATATTATGGGATGGTAAAAAGGGCTTTAACATTAAATTAAACATATAATTTTTAAACCGAGTTCTAGGTGGTCTGAACATCCAGCCCAGTATAAATTCCATTAATTATTTAATTTTCAAGTATAAAAATACCTATTATTTCCTTAATGCATATTTGTAGAAAACGTGAGTCAGTATTTATTACTGGCTCATTCTTTTTGCGTAATATTATTTTTTAATATTGTTACGCAAATATTACGTTTCTTGTGACGGCCTGTAGACATTGATATATCTAGGTTAGAAATAATTTTCTTTAAAATTGGTAAAAAATGTTTGTTACGCCTTCTATCCCTTGATATCACTGGCTTTATTATATATATAATATATAATGTA